AATCAGGAGGAGGCCCTCAACAATGTTATCGAAGCTTTTCGATTAAACAGCGTCCGCTTGGCACATGTTGCTAAGGTGGAACTAGAGGCCACCCCCAAACCTTTTGAGAAGGATATTGAGCCGGTGAAAGTCAAGGCCCATCGTCGTGTCCACGCAAAGCAACCCTTTGCTGTGGGCTTGGTGAATGAGGTAAAGGGCAAGTTCGGTCTCATGCAACGTAGTGCTGCTAATGAGCTGGTCGTCCGCCGGGTGCTGCACAATCGTTGTGAGGAGTTGAAGGTCAGGCCTAGTCACGCCAAGGAAGCGATTGCTATCGCTGTCGAGTTGGTGTTTATGCCGGATCATGACGACGTTCTCGCTGCGAAAGTACGTTATTCCCTCACCGCGCACAAGAGGTTTGATGATTGGAAACGCGCTAGGTACGGAGTTTGGCATTTCTTGCCGCTCTGGTTTCTGGAAAAGTTCGGGTCGCGCCCGGACGCATCCCTATGAGGGGGCTTGGCAGTTGCACAAGGGAAAAGTCATCTATCAAAGTTGACACATCCCGGTTTGCGCGTGCAACGTAGCCAGGCGCTCGAAGTCCCACCCAGAAACCTCTACTCGTTCACGGAGTTGTCAGGTAATATGGCGATGGGCATCAACAACGCGGATATCTCCACTTTAGAGTGCGCGTTGCTTGAGAGAATGTACTATTGCGAGATCAAGGGGCAGTTTGTGGAGCCCCCACCGGTCGCCACCGGTTTATACACATCGAGGTTATCCAAGTTTACGCAACAGCTGCGGCAGCGGTGTGGTTCTGCCACCCCGGTTTCCCTCGACCAAGTGGTCGAGATGTACCAGGGTCGAAAACGAACCATATACCAGAATGCTTTGGCCAAGTTTTTACAAAATGGACTGACTCGGAAGGATGGATACTTGAATAGCTTTGTTAAGCTTGAAAAGGTCAATCCCAGCAAGGCGCCGCGGTGCATCCAGCCGCGAAAACCCGTCTATAATCTGTGTCTCGGCAGATATATTAAACCAATCGAGCATCGCGTTTATCATGCCATTGATAAAATTTACGGTGATGGCCCTACAGTGATGAAGGGTTATAACATCGAGCGAATTGGCAGCATCATTAGAGGAAAGTGGAGATCCTTTAACCGCCCAGTAGCGGTAGGTTTAGATGCTACGAAGTTTGACATGCACGTTAGTGTAGATGCCTTGGAGTGGGAACACTCGGTGTACAATGCGATTTATCGCTGTCCCGAGTTGCGAAAGCTCCTCTCTTGGCAGATAGACAACCGGGGCTATGGTTTCTGCAAGGATGGTAAGCTAAGATACAAGGTGAAAGGTCGTCGCGCGAGTGGCGACATGAACACCGCTCTTGGCAACTGTCTTATCATGTGCGCTTTAGTGCATGCGTATGCGGAATACCGTGGTGTGGATGTTAAGCTAGTCAACAATGGGGATGATTGTGTGGTGATGATGGAA